TAATCAGGATTGACCGATTGTCTACCACCATCACCTTTTCTTACTCTCCACCATTGTTTGTTTCTGGCCATTATTTTATTAGCTTTAACAGTCCTTTCTGCCAATCTTTCATAGATCTTTCAATCCTGGCTCGTGGTTTCTTCCGGTTATTTTTAGGTTTATGTTGTTTATCTCGATCCTTTTGATATTTTTTGACCTTTTTAGTAAATTTATTCTGGTGTCGGCTTTTTCTCATATTTTACTCCCATGAATTGGACAAAATTCACATAATACCGCATCTTCTTTAGCATATATTGGCGGACATGTGCATTTTAAATTTTGGACTTTTTTCTTTCGTTCAATTAGTTTTATTAATTTTTTTCTAAATCTTTCACCAACTTTTGCTGCTTCTTCAGCAGTAATAGAAAAATAACCAGTAATGGTTTCAAATGAGTTTCGATATTTTTCTAAATTTTGATTTATTTTTTCCCAATCTTCTTGGGATACAATAACAACTGGAATTCCATTATGTCTCATAGGCCAAACAGGAACGGCGCTGTTTTTCTTAAACTCTTTTTTAAATCCTTCTATATATTTTTTGGCTAAAAAACCTCTAATTGGTGTAAATTTCATTTTCTTAAATTACCCCATTCTGTCCATTTTGTATACCATGCAATCATCGCATCACAAGAAGATGGAAATCGGCCTTGTGTTTCCCCACATTTTTCACATTTTAACATTACACCTTTTTTTGTACAATCGCGAATTACAACCCTTCCACAATATTTTGGCAATATTAAAATTGCATCTTCTTCATTTATTTCAATCTTCATTATTATTCCTTTTGGTAATCGTTAATTGCTGCTAATAATAATTGGTTCGGTGCAACTATATGTAACGTATTTAGTGCCCTGGTTGCCCCCACATACCATACCCTAAGTTCGGCATCGAGATCCCTGGCTAAATTTTCCTCTGATTTGCCGATTAAGCGACCATATAGATATACATAATTCCATTCTTTGCCTTTTGATTTATGAATAGTTGAAACTTCTACCATTGGTTTGGGTATAAAACCAAATTTTTCCTCAAGAAACATAAAGAAAGCGGACACATAAAGAGGAACTTTTAAACCAACATTCCATGGCACCTGATCTGGGTTAACACCATCTAAAAAATAATTGTCATCGATCTTGTCAAATTTTTTATCTCTATAATTGTTAATTACCTTGCGCCATTTACTAGTTAATATTCCTGGTTTATGTGGAACACCCATGTTGGTTAATATACCTTGGATTAATTCAGCAGTGTAATTGTCACGAACTAAAATAATAGAATCTTTTTCTATCCAAGGTGGCAACATTTCACTAATAATTAGATCTCCTTCTTTATCGGTCGGAAGATATTTCTTTTCTTTTCTTACTTTAATATAATCGGCCAAGGCGCATGCAAATTTATGAACCTTTTTTGGTAGACGATAACTTTGATTTAATACATGATCTTCTGTCCCCAAACTATACATTTCTTTGGGTGAAGCACCCATCCATTCATAAATAGCCTGATCATCATCTCCGGCTATGACTAAAGTTTTGTATTCTAGAGATTTGATGATCTTCCATTGTAAAGGCGAGAGATCCTGCGCTTCATCTATAATTAAAACATCAAAATAATAATCTTCTTGATGGTTTATTAGCATGTCGGTAAAATCAATATATCCGTAATTATCTTTCCATTTAGCATAAGATTCTATTATATAAACAAATGTTTCTTCTGGAACAGATAATACTGTTCCGTCCCCAACTTGATGCTTTATTTCGGATATTTTTTCTATTTCAACTAAACAATTTCTGGCATACTCATACAATCCTAATACTGCATTAATCATTTCTTCATCTAATTTTAACCAATTAATAAAATCATCCCTGTCAACAACCTGATTATGATGGTAACCTCCTAAATTAAAACACAAAGAATGTATAGTTCCCACATAAGAGGCTTTTTTGGTTCGACCAGCAATTTCTTTTGCCGCTGCACGTGAAAATGAAAGAATACCACATGTTTTACCTTTTTTAACTGATTCCACCACTTTAACAAGTGTGGTAGTTTTACCAGTGCCAGGAGGACCGTAAATGACTACGACCCTCCCGTCTTCTATACAAAATTCGTTATTGTTAAAAAGTGTCATAATTAAATCGGTATGTCGTCTTCTTCCAACTCTATCTCAATTTTTTTGTTGAAATAGTAGTTTTCATAGGTTTCGTCGTCTTTCGCAGTCGTTTTTTTGGTAATCTCCAACTGAATATTGATCAGTTCTTCCAATCGCGCCGGTAAATGGCTCAATTTTTGAAGATCAACCATTCCACATGTGTACAAATCTTGTTTCAAAAACCGAATATTTTCTGGATTCAACAACATGTTGTTCCTCCAAATCATCCGACCTTTGAAATCACCAGTTAAGATTCGTAATGCCCACTCTAACATTGGATTCCCGGAACGCTGGGATTCCTTCAACTGAACTGATTCAACAGAAACTTGGTATTTACCATCCGGCAAATCGTCCATGTTCGTTACCTCAGCATCATCGAAAGCATCATCAAACTCTTCCAGTATACCAGTAAAGTCTGATTCTTCAACAACTTCCTCTTTTTCCTCCGAACCAAAAAGTTCAGTGTCGCCTTCATACTCTTCACTGTCATCTTCGGCGTTTGGGATTTCGAATTCTACCGGTTTTGATTCCTTTTCTTCCGTTTTGTCGACTGTTTCATTTATCAATGTGTACAAATCAATCTTTTTTGTGTCTTCCGACACTTCAAGTTCTAATTTGTTTGCCATTTGAAATAATTCAGTCTTGTTCATTTTCTTTGTCGCTCTTTCCACGTTATCTCCTTTCATTGATGAAAAAAGTGGGAAACCGGGGTGGCCGACCCTTTTATAACTAATTTATGGTTCCCCACAAAATTAATCGGTGCAGGTCGATATTTATCTTTTGTAAACGTTCACACCTACAGTAATATCTGGGTTGCCGGGAACTTTTACTCCACTACCGGTTGAAGCAATGATGATTGTTTTGCCGGATTTACTCCGACCAAAATCCTGTTTCAAATCAACTGTAATGGTTAAAATACCATCATCAACAATCATTTCAATGTTTTTTACCTGATTTTCAGCCATTTTCTTCTCCTCTCGTTAATTGAAAAAGTGGGGGGCTAGGACTCAAGCCCTACTTCACGTCATTAACGTCGATGGTGCGCACACACCCCCCATAAAATTACTTCTTAATACTTGAACCACACAATAATTCATCTATTATAGCATGAAATTCTGATATATTGTTTGTTTTTATACCAAATATGTGCGATTGAACAATAATCTTTTGTGACCTGGAAAATATAAATAGGATGTAATTTCTGTAGGTTTGTCTTCTCGATCCTTGAATGTCACAATATAAATATAGCCCAGGCGTAATATCGTAGGTGAATTCACGGTTTGTTCCGGTTTCACCTTTAATGTATGAACCTAAAATACTGTATAGGTCGGTTCTGGCAATATTTAATCCGGTTATCCGTTTTAACCAACCGCCGTTATATTGCGTTATTCGTATCTTATGTTCTGCGAAAATTGCTTTGAGGTCAACTAACATAATTACCTTCCTTTATTAAATGCCTTTGCAAATATGTCCCAGCTAGATATGAGATGTCCTTTGTTAAGAGGCAGCATGATCGGTAATACACCGAATCTATCTCCTGCTACATACCCTGGATTCTTATCACAACGTAATACCCTGGTTACTGTTCTCTTGTCTCCCTTTTTGGAAATATGATAATCACAATAAAAAATGATATCAACAAGACCAGTTACCAAAGTACAAAATTTTTCGGTCATGGCAGGTGTGATTTTAGTATAGGTTCGAACACGTGTTTTTATCTCTTTTTCAGCCATATGAGACACTAGGTATAGGCCGTATTTTGACTGTACGATTTGACGAAGTTTGGCATAAATAGCACCGTATACAAGATTGAATCCTTTGCCATAATCAAAATCAGCAAGATCTTCAACATTGTGTTTTTTAATGAGATACGCTGCTGCTATTTTATATAAGTCATCAACTGTATCGATAATAAGAGATTTGAAATCATGCTTACCGATCAAGAAAGTATCGACAATTTTACAGAATTCAGCCCACCCGCGAACATCCATGGCGTATACTTCAAGATGACGGTATGCCGGTTCGGTCGCAAGGTATAGGGCATTCGGAGCACCGGAACACCACAACGATTTACCGATCTTTTCCTCACCATATACCATAACCGATATTTCACTTATATTGAAATTGGGTTTGGTTTTCTTGGTCGGTAATACGATTCTAGGCGTTGTTATCGTTGTTTTTGCCATTGCTTAATTCCTCTGTTGGTGGTTTGTATACGAATTCTTTCCTGATGACTTCGGGATTTTCGAAAGTGGAACAAATTCTGTAGAACTTGCAGGATCGTCCGGGGGTATGACAGTTTGATGTTTGTCTTCCATATTCCCCACATCGTTGGCATTCACGTATTTTATGTGCGACGTTCCATATTTCCCTTTTGGCAAGTTCTACTTGAGGTTTCTCCATTAAAATGGGTATTCTGTGAAAAAGCCCGTGTGTCATAAGCTCTGGATTTTCATACTTGGTTACCATACGGGCAAGAAATTCATCTTCTGTTTCTTTTTGACCTTGTTTGATTTGGGCTTTAACAATAACATTCTGAATAGAACCCCAAACTGGAATACCTAAAAATTCCCTGGCTGCAATCACGTAGATGGTATTTTGAATATCAGCCCAGAGGGAATCGGTATAGTTTTGGTTTAAAGTTTGGGTGGTTTTGTGATCCATGATCCACTTGGATCCGTGGTGATCTGCACTATCATAAATAAGGTCGATTTTACCAGCTAAATAGAAAAGACGTGAACTACGACCGGTCAATGGATTTTTTAATGGTCCCATGAATTCTTTTTCGGTTGCAATTGGTTTAATCGATTCGGATTGGTATTTTTTGAGATACCCAATTAACATACCCTGGAGAGTAATACTTTCACGGGTATCGGTATGGGTTTTAATCCAATCGATGATGAGGGATAGTTCCTTACCTTTATAATGCATTTCTAATGCCCGGTGAAATGCTGTACCAAAATAGAGATATTCAGGAGGGGCTTTGGGTGCAAGGCATTCCTCATATCGGAGTTGGTATGATTTGGGGCATTTCCAAAATGAGAGTATTTTTGACATTGTAAGTGGGGTTAGATTTGAATTTGGTACCCAGTTTCCGATTTTTGATAATGGAACCGCGAGTTTATACCTGCGTGGAACCATTTTTTTGAATGCATTTTCCTGGACACTGATTTTATCTTCAGATGCCAGTGCATCCAGTTCTGCTAGATGCTTTTCAATTTTGTTGTTCATAATCTTGTCTCCATTTGTCTTCTAATTGTTTATTATTTCTTAGTATAGCGCGTAATCTATTGCCTATACTCATTCTTTGTAATCCTGGGTTTAAATGACAATACTTATCTTCTAATTCTTGGGTTGATGATTTGAGGTAAGGTGATGCCATTTCACGTACAATATCAATCGGTCGACCTCGAAGGGTTTTAGCAATACAATCATTAATATCAAATGTATGTCTGCCTGAAGGGGTTTTGGTAACTGAACCATGATGATATTTTCTACGCTGACGTTTGGTTAAAGTTATAGTTTTATTTCCTCTTTGTGAACTAAGGTTAAGCCATCGGTCGAAGTTGTGTGTGCTAAATAGGTTAAGTAATGTTTTGATAATTGGAAAATTTCCTTTTGTGTCAAGGTATGTTTCATATTTTTCGTGTATTCGTTTTTTACAATCGGTGCAGGTTATTTGAAATGGTTGTTCCACTTCAACAAAATAAGCTATTGGCTGTCGTTCTTTTTGGAATAATTGGCATAGTGGATATAGATTTAATACAATTATATGGGTTGCTCCATCGTTGGTTCTAGCGAATTTTAATTCTTTGTTTGTTTCCAGTTCCATCTCAGGTTCTCTCCCATTCTACCTCCATTATACCACAGGTGATATATCCCTGTCAACCCCTCCGTGATATGCTGTCTCGTCAAGGTTGATAGGGAGCATAATTTTTAATAATCCCAAGACCAATCTTCAGTATAACCACAACGAGAACATTTATTTTGTCCCCATTCTGATGGAAAACTATTAACCATAAATACTGAATACATGTTGTGGCCGAATAAAAAGCAATAGATTTTTGTTAATAGATTTTTCATAGGTTTATGCTCTTTGCCATAACCATCGGTCAAGAGCAGCATCATCATCAAGATTGGAAGGTTCGACATGTCCGCAATGGTGACAACACCAATTGTCATGGGTTAATGTCAAAACACTTCCACAAGGACAAAATTCCTCTGTTACATCATCGATTGAGAATTTCTCTGTGTTTGTCATTAGTTTACTCCATTTCTTGAGTTTGGGTTATAAGTTTATGGTGAAGATAAGTAATTACATGGGCTGAATGAGTTTGGTATTCTGGATTTTTATGAGTTGAAGTTTGGCCCAAGCAATTTTTACATGAGGATAACAGCCAAACTATGATTATTATCCAAAAGAAAAAACGTCTTATTCTATACTGAACTCTTGTGCCAGTAGGAACGAGTATTTTTAATATGGTATTATTGGATATTGGTTTGGATTTAAATCCGCGAAATTTTGAACCCGATCGACCTGAACCACCTCTATCTCCTGCCGGACTCATGATTGATTCCATTTAGTGGTATAAAATGCAAGGCCATAAAATTGTAAAAATTCAAATATTAAGTTTGATATTTCATGTTCAATCATTGGGTTGGTATCTGGGTTAAATTGGTCGATTAAAATAAAGACCATCATCGAATCAGTTGAATCGGTCAACCAAAGTATAAAGTCATCAACTATATCATCGGTTAAGGTAAATTCGAAAATTTCATAGTCTTCATCTTGAATAAGACGTTCGATATAAAAGTTGAGTTCTACTTTAACTGCATCATAGGGAGTTTCACAAGCGGAAATTGCATCTTTAGAATACTTGCTTTGTTCCATGGTTTGTTTCCTTTATCGGTTGATTGGTTAATTAGGTGTTGCGATATAGCTTTTTTCTTTGGTCGTAATGACCGCACCGAAGGTTCCGGCGGGATCGCGTATTATGCGGACGCTGAAAGCTGCTGGTATGAGACGCTGTTTTCGCTCGTTGTCTTCGATGAAGGTCAACATCACGCCACCTGGGTGTGATTCAATAGTTAGGACTCTCCTGATGACAACGCGATCGGCTGAGAAAAGAGCAGTTTGTAGGATAGCTTGATCTTCGGCCACCTTAAGAGCTGCTCTGTGTTCCTTGGGGGAGGACATGTGGCCTGGGATTGGCACTCCACCCAAAACGGGAGTAGCAATACTGCAAGCGATTGCGAGTAAGGCTACCTTTTTCCTCCAGGTTATGTGCTTCATGGTTTGTCTCCTTTTATTGTTGGTTGTCTTGACTTGGCTCCCTGCCAAAGTCTATGGTTGAGGCGGGACTTGAACCCGCCACAAGTCAAGATTAATAGTCGCAGTTTGTAAGCAGCAATACTTCAAACGACCGCACACCCGAACGTATAGGTGCAAGTCTGAGATACTGTTTGTGATTTAGACGATTTTTTGGTGGTGATGCTTTTTTGATTCCTTTGATCTTTGTTACTTTTTTCATGGTTTGATTCCTTTGCCTTCATGGCTTGTCCTCTCTTGTCTTCGTTTGTCTCGTCCTGGTACTTTACCAGCGACTAATGATCTGTGGGGGAATCGCACCCCCACAGGACGAGTGGTTATTTGTTTTTGGAGGCTTTAGCTTCCTTGGCTGCTTTGGCAGCGAGAGCGGCTTTGGCTTTTTTCTCGGCAGCAGCCTTGGCGACGGCTTTCTTCTCGGCTTTTTCAGCGGCTTTGATCTTGTCAGCTTCGGCTTTCGCTTCGGCTTTGATGGCGGCTTTGGCTTCGGCAGCAGCTTTACGGACTTTGGCGATCCCTTGGCGACGGATTGAGCCACGAATGACATTACCGGCGTTCATCCGCTGCATACCTGGGTTGAGGTGCGCCCAGCGTTCGGTAAGAGAGGAGAGGGTAACCGGGATTTTGGTCTTGGGATCCGCGTTGACGTAATCGACTGCAAAGGCGATGATCTCGTCATGGGTTTTGTCCCGGAGGGAGGTGGCAACATCGTCGTTGATGTCGTACTTGGCTTTGCCGGAGGTGGTCTTCTGGTCGGGATATTTCGTGTACCGGGAGTGATCGGGATTGAGTTTGGCTTCGGTGGGGAGGCGGCGGGAGGTGTTGTCGTGATGGGTGGCGATACGGTTTGCCTTGTTGATGATTTTCTTGGTGATTTTGCCTTCGAAAGCGGTTTTGTACTCTTTTGTGATCGACTGCACCATCGCTGCGACGAAAGGCGCAGTGATCTTGGCGAGTTCGTTGGTGTTGGTCGTGGCTTCCAGCGCTGAGGCTAAAGCAACATCACAGGCCACGATGGTTGAAGTGATAGCGATTTCGAGATCGGGATTCGGTGTGGTTTTCAGCCGGTTCAGATTTGCTCTTGCTACAAAGAGGGCATTTCGGCTGGTGATTACGAGTGCGGCTTCTTCCCAGATTGCCTTGGTTAAAGTGTGGCAGAGCTGGCTTTGGTTGTAATTTTGCTCCTGGGATTCGGTCGGAGCGATTGCGACGAGGTTTTCGTTCAAAATGCTTAACTTGGTCGCTACTGACTGGCTATCGGTGCAGGCGGATTTCGCGAGTGCAAAGGCTTCCTTGGTGACTTCGTTGATGGCAGCGACTTTGGCGGACTCGATCGGTGCAGGTTGGTCTTTAATCGGTGCAGGTTTCCCTTTGGCTTTGGCTTTCCCTTTGGCTTTGGGTAACTTTCTCATTGTTTCTTCTCCTTTGGCCGTAAGGCCGGTTGTGTTTTGCTCCTGGTTACCTACCAGAACTAGTGCTGAGGGGAGAGGCGAACTCCCCACAGGAGCGGTGGCTACTGGTGGCTACTGGTGACTACTGGCGGACGAACGTTGTTGCGCTGTTGTGTCCGTACTCGTCGTAGCAAAGCACCGTTACGACTCCTGGCTGAGGGTTCGCTTCGTCGGCAAGCGACCAGCGCTCGTTATCGTGGTCTTCGGCCTCACCTGTGGCGAGCGACAAGGCGCGACTGAGGACTGTTCCTGTTGCGTCTGCTGGGGCAGTGATCGTGTCTTGGCTGATGCCATCGCTGAGTTCGCCTGTGGTGATGGCAAGCCAACGATTACGGTTTTGGGGCTGAGCGGCGATTGCTGCTGCTCTTGCTTCGGCTTTTTCTTTTCTTATTCGTGCTGGGTGGTCTGTTTCTCTCATCGTCTGTCTCCTTTTGTTGCTGCTCCGCCACCGTGGCGAGAGCTAGTGCCCGCCCGGGAGTCGGACCCGGGCAGGAGCAGCGGGGATTAGGATAATTGGGCGATGGCCTGATTGTGGCCGATCACTGCTGCTTCGTGGCAAGTGGCTGATTCTTGCGGGTACGTTGCTCTGGTAACGGAGGTGCCCGCGATCTCGGATGCTTGGTATGCCAGATCGGCAATAGTCGTAAGCGCGAGGATGATCGGGTCGTGATCCTGGCTTGTGCCCATACTCAGTATCGCGGAGTGTGCGCACCATGCCGCTGCCTTGTGTGCCATCGCTGCTGCCTGGTGGCGAGCGATTGCTGTTGTTGTTTCTTCTCTTGTCATTGCTTGTCTCCTCTTGGTTGCTGTTGTTGTTTCTTCTCTTGTTTCTTCTCTCCTACTACTACCATCTTATCATAGGGAAGGCCGCGACACAATCCCCCGTAGCACAGGGATGGCAGGAGGCCGCGTTTTTGTCGTTCTGGCGATAAGAGCCTAGCGATGTGGCGATAAGGAGGGCGGGATTGTCGTTCTGGCGATAAGAGCTTGTCGGGAGAACGTTCGCGAAGATTTGCGACCGGCAAGACTAGCGCTGGGGCGATAAGAGCCTAGCGATGTGGCGATCGCAGAGAGTTGCGACCTCGCAGACAGGGGCTGGGAGACAAAGATGGCACGAATCTTGCAGATGACGCATTGTGTCATACTGGGTAATGGCTGAGTCTGACGCACCGCATCATGATAACGCATTGCGTCATACGCGGCTATTAGGAACTGAGGGGCAAACGAGGCCGGAGTTGGCACGATTCTTGCGTATTAGGAGGCTGGCACGAGATTTGCAGTGATGCGGTGCGTCATGACGAGGTTATTTGCGAGAGGAGGGGTCGCGAGGTCGTTTTTGGCACGAATCTTGCGTATGGGCAAGATGGCACGAATCTTGCATGTTTGGGGGTGATGAGGCTGGGAGTCGCAGAAGTTTGCGATAGCGGGGAATTTGGCACGGATCTTGCATGCAAAGAGGCAGTGGTGCTACGCAGTGCTACAGCGGCGGGGGGCGCGAGTGACCGGGGACCGGGGGCCGGAGGGCTGTGAGGGTGGCGCTGTAGCAGTAGCAGCGGCTTCCCGGAAAGAAAAGAGAGCGGGCCATATTCTCACGGGGGGATGCTACTGCTACAGAGAGGAGGAGAGTGTGTGTGAGTGCCCGTCCTCCGGGGGCTGACGCTTGCCGGGCTGTGTAGCACTGCGTAGCACCAGAGAGCGAAAGAGGAGAAGTTCGGTGACGCGAGTGACCGGGAGACGCGGGGGGAGGGTCTGGTGTGCCTCTGGTTGTCGTGGTGGTTCGTGTAGCAGGAAGAGTAGGCGGTTCGTGCTGAAGAAGTAGGGGTGACACGCGGGGGGTTCGGAGCAAACACGAGTAGCCTCGTTTCGAGACTTGACAGACACCCCTGCCGTGTGTTTTAATGGGGTTAGGAGACACCCCCCGGACCTGTAGACGAACGCCAGGGGGCAGCAAAGGGAACACCAAGGACACGGCAAGGAGACAAAGGCAGTGAGCAGCAGCAAAGACAAAGAAGGCGGGACTAGGGGAAAGCCACCCCGCAGCCCTCAGCCCCCCGGCAAGAGTCGTGCCAAAGAAGCCAAAGCCAAGCCACCCAAGTTACCCGACCTCGCGGCGGGGGGGCACCACAAAGACGACCCAGCGACGATGACCAAGCCCAGCAGCAGCGACCAAGCCTCTGCTCCTGCCGTTAGCAGCGATGTGCCTACCCAAACCCCCCACCCCTCTTGTTCAGACAAACACCCCCCGTGCGGAACCATACCTCTTCTAGAGGAGAAACATCTATCTGACACTAAGAAGGATATACTTTGGGATATGACACCTGATCTTTGGGAACGCCAACCACACGACACCGACAAATCATTTTATTGTTTTAATAAATATTATTTATCCCAGCCACCACCCCGTTCTCTCAAAACAGCATATTTTGCGTGGCGTAGAGAGCATTCTTCAGCTGCATCAGATATTACCATAAACGGTAACACCCCCAGTACCCCCCAACAATGGACGCGTTGGGCAAATGCCCGTACTCACAGTGGTATCATTATTGAAGGTGCCAAAACATGGAGACAACGTGTTACAGCCTTTGATGCCCATGTTAATCAATTGGAAATCACAAAATGGGTTAATCGCCAACTTAAAATCCGTGACTTAGACTTTGACCAGGGCAATGCTCTTCGGGATCTTGCAACATTAATTCTTGAGCGTGGTCCTGATTTTATTAAACGTACAGTATCTGAAAAAGTTTTACAAGATGGCACTATTCAACGCGATGTTAAATTAGCCTTAGACGGTAATCTTGCTGTCCGTTGTCTTGAAGCAGCCTCCAAATTACAGCGTCTTGCTGCTGAAATGCACACGGACTCTTCTAAACTCTCTGTTGAATCTGTTTCTGATTTTATCAACGCTTTAACGAGCAAAGACAATGACCGAACCACTAACCAGGAATAACTAGGAGTAATAGTATTTCATGCCTTTAGCATTGTTAGAAGAACACACACAACGCGCTAAGAAGTGGCAAAAGGATATATTTGCTTTTAATGATGATCTTTTCGGTTATCATTTTTGGTCTGCTCAACGTCATATATTTGAACTCATCATGAGCGGATGTACTCGTATAGCTATTAAAGCAGCTCATGATGTTTCTAAATCACATACCTGTGGTTTTCTTGCAACTCATAACGTAGTTTGCCATACCCCCTCAATGACTTTTACTACAGCCCCAACATATCGCCAAATTAATAAGGTTATTTGGAAAGAAATTCGTAATAATTATATTAAGGCAAAGTTTAAATTAGCACCTAAAGCCCCACTCTCTGGAACCCCCGAATGGACAATTCGTCCAGACACATGGGCCTTTGGCGCTTCTTCCGATAACCCCCTAAACCTTCAAGGTCTTCATGAGGGTCTTGGCAGAATTCTTATAATTGGAGATGAAGCTTGCACTATTGATGAAGAATTTGGTCCCTCAATCCTTTCACTTGCAGCCGCAGACGAAGATATTGTTATTTTAATAGGCAATCCTGATATTCGTAACCCATTCTTTATGCATTGTTTTGATTCTGATCTTTGGGAAACTTTTACTATTTCAGCCTATGATTCCCCTAATTTTACTGGAGAAAAAGTTCCTAAACAATTATCTAAAGCCCTTGTTGGTCGCAAGTGGGTAAAAGAAATGATCGAGCGTTTCGGGGAAGATTCCCCAATAATTCGTTCTAAAGTACACGCAGAATTCCCAACCGAAGGCGCTGATATCCTCATACCCGATATTTGGATTCAACGTGCTTTAGAATGGGCACCAGTTCGAACTCCCGGTCTTCGTTGGGGGCGTACAGACCAGGGATCCAAACGTGCAGGTATTGATATTGGGCGTGAAGGTGAAGATCCCACAGTCGCTTATGGTATTCATAATAATATTGCCTCTAAATTAATTCAAGAAAACAAAACCCGTTTAACCCGCTCTGCAGAAATAGCTAAGCAAATTATCGACGATGGTTATGAACTCGCAGTCGATGATACTGGTATTGGTGGAGCTGTTACAGATATGTTACTTGATAGTGGTTATCCTTGTAATCCTGTTAATTTCAGTTGGAAGGCTAAAGATACCGAACATTTCGTAGATGCGAGATCCGAAATGTCATGGGTAATGAGAACGTGGGTTAGAAAAACTGGTTGTCTTCCAAATGAACCTGAATTGATAAAGGATTTAAGAGTTTTGGAATATGAAATGTTTAAAAGCAAAATTCGTTTAAAAAGCAAAGAATTTCTTAGAACCAAACGAAAGTGTTCGACTGATGATTCTGATGCTTTAATGTTAGCGATCGGAGGCCATGACTATAATGATGACAGGGTACAAGAAGCTTCATTTGAAGATTTTGCATTTGGGCGTAGTCTTTGTTCGGAGTATGATATAGATGAACCAGAATATTCACAATTTCTCTGAAAAAATAGTTGATATAGCAGCCGGTGTTATTGACACAGCTATTGGGATAAAAGATTCCATCATTAATCCTTTGCCATATGATATTTCAGATCGTGAAATAGAAGAAGTCATTAAATCTTCTATATTTGAATATTTTAATATTGATGCTTATACCAACCCGGATGACCTTGTTGGGAAATTTGGAGTCGAAATATACCAAAAAATGTTGCATGACTCTGAAATTAAAGCATCTCTTCGTGAACTTTTCACAGGTGTTTTGTCTTCTCCTCTTGAAATAGAACCTACCGATCGTAAAAATAAAATTGCAATGGAACAAGCCGATTTTGTCGCATGGAATTTAGATAATCTCGGTGGTGTTCTCAACAATAAGTTAACTGTTCAGCCAAAACAAGCATTCCTTTATGACTTTATGTTACAAGCTCTTTCTATGGGAAATGGTGTTTGGGAAAAAGTTTTAGTTCATAAAGATTATAAAGGTTACAAAGATCGTATATGTTATGCAAATCTTAAAGGCAAACCTCAAGCTGATTACGAATTTCGTCCTGATTCTTATGGTAATTTAATTTCTGTTGATTTTACAGTTAATGCGGATGAATTTTCAGTTAACCCACAAAAATTAATCATATTCCCCTGGTTAAGCACTTATTTTAACTGGTATGGTGAATCGGAATTTCGCCAAATATATGATTGTTATTGGCTTAGCAAAGTTGTTCTTAAAATGGCTGGTCAATTTATCGAAAAACGCGCCTCTGGTGTTTGGATGGGAACCTATAAGCGCAAGGATCTTCGCCAAAAAGCTATGTTAGAACGTGTTATCAAAGTAGCCTCTTCAACTGGTGCTTTAATTATGCCAGAGGGTATGAAAGTTGATGTCGAACGTGCCACTGTTATTGAAGGAAATATTTTTATTAATTTTGCTGAATTATTAAATCGTAAAGTAAGACGGGCCTTGGTGGGTTTGGTTACTACAGCAGAACCAGCCAAGGCCGGTGACGCAGCGGGACAAGATTCCCGTGATAGTTCTGTTAAACAACCATTCTTGAATCTTATTGCCGAGAACGTTGTTTCTATATTAGAAAGACAATTTTCAGAACCCATAATTAATGTAAACTGGTCTTCAGGGCAGCGATTTTATCCAAAAATTCTTTTCCGACCCCGTAAAAAAATTGATGTATCAGCGAATTCTAAAGTTCTCGCTATCGGATACAACATGAACTTACCCATTCCCGCAGCTGAATATACCCGATTGACTGGTGTTCGAACAGCTATTGATGAAGGAGAGGATTTTGTTCAATTACAACAAATGGCGGCGTTTCAAGATCAGCTTATGCAAGGCGCTGGTGGTCGTGGTGAAACTGTTGCAGCCCAACTTCCAGATTTCGTTGGAACTGGAACCCCCATTGCCACTTTGTCAGAAGGCCAAATTAATCCCGAAACCGGAGAATTGGTATCTATCCCCCGACAACCAAAGCAAGATCCAAAAATTAAACCACCAACCAGAAAACCATGGAAACTTTCGATAGGCTCTGTGTATAGATTAAATGATGATCTAGTGTCCCAGTATAGTGCCCTGGTTTCTTCGATTATTAGATCGTCTCGTGATCGTTTAATAAAAAGCATTCATATTAATTTTGATCGTTGGCGGACAGAATCTCGTAATGAAATTAATGGTCTTCAAATTCCTTATATATCCCGTATAAAAACAATGTTTAAACAAACTGCCATTGAGTCAGAAAGTGTTAGTATTAGTGTTACAAAACAACAATTATTAATGGCAAATGTTCATTATAAATCATTAGGTTTTTCAGAAGAATCTCTTAATGTTTTAATTGAACAAATTTCATCTGATCTAATTAGCACTATCAGTGAATACTGGTTTAATTCATTTCATTCTGCTTTAAAAGAAGGTATTCAAATTTTATTATACAATGGGTTTGATGATAATTATCCTAAAGATAAAATCATTAATAATATAATTGACTTTTTCGTACCCTTTGGTGGGAGCAATGACAAAGAATCTTGGACTTTTTTAAATATGGGATTACGTAATGTTAATTCTATAATATTTAATTCCATTCGTTTTAAGGTATTTAGGGAATCTGACATAATAATTGGTGGCGAATATATTGGTAATGATTCTGCCGGAATTTGTAATTTTCTTAGTTACATGAAATTTTCTGAGTCAGATCCAGAATTAGATCTTTTTTGGCCACCAAATCATACAGATTGTAATTCCATAATGGAATTTATTTTTGCTTTTGAATCCTATAATATAAGATGGGACTCATTTCCTATAGAAACAAATTTACAACCGCAGGAAGGTTTTGGGAGATTGGTTATATGAACAAGTTTTTGATTTTTTTACCGATTTTATTATTATTTTGTGCGGTGGGGTTCGCAGTAGACACTCCTACTCAGACACCAACAAATACTCCCACAGCAACTCCTACTTGTACTCCATTAGCAACAGCAACTGCAATTCCAGGAGGAGTATACACTGAAGATTTTGAAGACAAACTTTCCACCTCTGGTTGGACTGAATTCGATAGTGATATAAATTTAAATATTGCTGGACAATCAGTATCATGTAGAAAAAATGGAACCTATGGTGTAAAGTATACGGCATATGACGCAGGGGCCACTGGTTGGATTAAAAAATCTTATCGTGTTATTCCAGGAAATACTTATACTGCGAAAATTTGGGTTTATGTCGGTGATAAAGATGTAAACACATTAACTGGTAGGTGGGGTGATGGTACTTGCAATACTTGTGTTGGTGCCACCGAAAATTCTACTAGTATTATGCCTTCAGCAAATGATACATGGCAGTTAAAAACATTCATGAATTCTCAATCTGTTACTGGTTCGGTATTATGCATTAAAATAAAAATTGTGACTACCGGTGTGGATACAATATGTTTAGATGACCTCATGTTAATTGACGAATCTAACCCCACCCCAACTGTCACAAATACTCCTGATGACACCCCAACACCGGCTGATACGGCTGTTCCAACAGACACTCCTACCCCAACAGACACTCCTACCACCACCCCAACAAATACACCAACATTAACTCCTACTACCACAGATACACCAACCAATACCCCCACTAACACACCAACGGATACCCCTACAAATACTCCTACAAATATTACTAGTACTCCTACAGCTTCTAACACTCCTACAAATACTCCCACGGATACTCCTACTAAAACACCCACTACTACAAACACTCAAACTAATACTCCTACAAACACTCCTACAGACACCCCCACTATGACACCTACAGATACTCCCACAAATACCCCAACACCCACCAATACACCTACCCCGACACCCACTCAAGTCTGTACTGAATTACCCTGTCATGATGTAGTCAGCGTTGGGGCAATTTCTACTTTCGGATTAGATACTACACATTTTGATACGGTACTGGAATTGTTTCTTGAAAACATTGCGGATGAAGATATAACAGTTCATATTGGAGATGGTCCAGCGGTATTAAATACTGGAATTGTAATCCAACCGAATGAATATAAAAGATGGATTTCACCAAATGTGCCTAAATCCAAATTTTATTTTATATGTGCATCTGGAACCAAAAATATAGCTATCTTTGTTAGGAGATGATATGAAAACAGCGATTTTACCGGATCTTGAATTTGTAAAATCTGGAATATGGATTGATTCTAAAGGTAAAAAGGTGGGGGTTACTAATGAAGATATTGAAACTATGTTTTCGAATTCTCAGAAGTTGGGTTTTAAACCTCCCCTAAGCCTTGGACATGCTCAGCAAAAAGAATTCCGGGAATCATTGAAGAAACAGACCAAAATCGATTTTCCAGCAGATGGTTTGCCTGCTCTTGGATATCCTACCCCAAAACGGCTTGTTTATAATGAGAATGGGTCTATTTCATTATGGGGTGATATTGAAGATGTTCCTGAAGGTGCGGTTTCTACTTTGAAAAACAGTTTTGGCAATCACAGTGCTTCAATATTACAAAGCGTTACTGATGGTTCTAATAGTAATATCGGCGCAGTTTTTGGTGGGCTTTCGATGTTGGGTATGCAACGTCCTGCAATATTACAATTGGCACGAAGTTTTTCTGAATACGAAAAAGTCGATGAAGATATTGTCCATTTTGAATCAAATGGTGCCGATGCAGTTGCTGTTGTAAAATATTATAAATATAAAGATGACCAGGAAGAGGATACTTTTCATAATAAAATTGTTGAGCTATCTGAAAAATTTCCTGGTAAGTTCAATGAACTTAAAGCTGCTGTCAAAGATGCAGTTAGTTTTAAGGAAGTTTTAACTATCACGTCCTCTTCAAAATTGAAGAAGGATAATAAACCAATTCAATCAGATAGGAGTATTGATATGGAACCTATTAAGGTTATTGTTGATAACAAGGAGGTTATCTTAAAAACCGAGGCTGATGTTTTGGCTTTTTCTGAATCTCAGACAAAGATTAAACTTGAAAATTATGTCAAGAAGGAAGATTACGACAAACTGATTCGAGAAGAAAAAGACCGCCAAGTTGCGGCCAATAAATCTTCTGTTGAATCTCAGTTTTCGGAATTACGGAATTTCAAGAAGGAAGACCAGTGTTTTCCTCCTGCCGTTATCGACCGTCTTGAGAAAATTGTTCAATCTTTGCCGATTGGTTCGGGTGAAATCCAATTCAGTGAGTCAGGTAAAGATGATGTCCCTCTTGGAAAAGCCTTGGTTGATCTTGTTAAAGATGCATGTGATCTTGGCATGGTTGACATGAGCGAAAAAATTGTGGGCGGAAACATCGACCCGAATGATGATTCCAGTACATTGAAGCTTAAGGCTGATTTTGCGGAATCCAAAAAACAGGGTATGATTGATGGAGATATGACCATAGAGGAATATGTCGAATTCCTCTCAGAGTGATTTTCCATTTAAATTTACCCGCTGCTTTTAATGAAAGGATAAATTATGGCAGCAGATAAAAGCATTCCATTCCTGGGGTTTCAGGATGGAAAGTATATCTCTGTTGGGCTTGCTGTAGATATCGCGTATAAAGGAACGCTTATTAACTTAAATACTTCTGGGTATGGGGCACCAGCCTCTGATACCGCAAGTGAGGTATTTTGGGGATTATGCGTTTCCGATGATACCGATAATTCAGGTGGGTCTGCTGGGGATGAGGTTATTGAGGTATATCGTGGTCCTTTCCGGTTTAAATCGAATATCTCCGAGAGTGTAGCGACTCTTGGCGAAAAGCGATATGTATCGGATGATTCTGTAGTTACCAATGAGGGTACTGCAACCAACGATGTTCTTGTGGGTAAAATAATTCAAGTAATATCTTCAGATGAAGTGTTACTCGATCCTTCCTGCGCTTTCGCAGCTTAATGGTATGGTGAAAGGAGTTTAATATGCCACAAATAGGTGGACAATTTAGGCTATTGCACCAGACCATTCAGGCAATGATGGCAAAAAGGGTGCAAGCTATAACAAACACTCACCTGAAAGGTTTGTTATATGATGTCGAAGGTGATGGTTCCCAAAATTACGGATTTCTTGGTGAACTTCCAACAATGTTGGATCTTACTCGTAGCGAATTGGTTGCAAAATCGTTTGCCGAGTATGATTGGAACATCAAGAATAAAGCGTGGGGAACTGCAGTAAATATCCCAGAGATTGATCTTTCGAGAGATGCCAAAGCGAATAAGGGCGTTCTGCGCACAAAAATTCGTCAAATGGCAAATGCTCCCCAAAGACATCTCCGATCTTATTCTGTCGCTTTAATTGAAGCCGGTAATGGTTCAACTTATGGGACCGGTTTTGATGGTCAAAATTTTTATTCCACTACCCATAGCTGGAACAAAAGTGAATACACCACAAGTCAGAGTAATCTAATTACTCATTCCATTGTTGATAAAGATGATCCCACTCAAGCAGAAATGAACGCTGCATTTGATGTGGGTCGTGATGCGCTTATGTTGTTTAAGGATGATCAAGGCGAGATTTGGCATGATAGTCCAAAATCTGGTCTCGTAGTTTGGCATCCTGTTAATCATATGAAATTTTTTGAAGTCATGCTTCAGAATAGACGTATGGTTGATGTTGATGGTAAAGGCGCTGCTTTGGAAAACAGGCTTGAAGGTGCGGCTGGTCTTCATACTGAACCCAGATTCAGTGCTACTGATGCTTTTTATATCTTCAAGACAGATGACTTTGTTAGCGCATTGCTCATGCAATGGGAAAAGGTCTTCGGACAAAGGTTCCGGACTGGCAATGTTCGTCTTGATGATTCTGAAGTTGTAAACACAGGCAAGGTAAAATTTTGGGGTAAAGGCCGTTATAACCTCGGTTATTTCCTCTGGCCATATAGCGTCAAAGTTCAACTTGCTACAGCTTAACCGGGTATTTTGAGATTTTGGAGCGGGTTAACCCCCGCTCCTTTTTGGAGTTCGAAATGGCATGGACAATTGAGGCAGATTACATAAGCGCTTTTTCAGAAAGGCTGATGATTGATTTGGCTGCTGATACAGCAAATCCAGTTGCTATTGATAGTGATATATTGGATGCCGCTATAGCATTGCAAACTTCTAGAATTAAATCAAAATTAGAGGGATTTTATCCAAGTGATGTTACTGCCGAAACAGCGAGTGATATGATAAAAGAAATTGAACTCTGTTTGGTTGTTCGATCCCTTTTTAATAGGCGTGATGGTGTGGCGATGGATTTGGATTTATCTAAACGAATTGATGCTGCAGAAGATGATCTTAAATTAATTGCAAAAGGTCATATGACTGTTTTTGGTTGGACAGAAGCTGATTCAGCATCGTTTATTGAATTACATCATTCGCCACATGATAATGAGACTATTGAAGAATGGCATACTGAGAGAACGGAGCATGATTTTTAATGATTGGTAAACTTAAAATAATTGTTCAAAATGATGAATTCTATATAAAAAATCTTGATATATTGCGTTATGCTGTTAGGGGTGAATCCGGTATATTAAAAAAAGTGTGGGCAGCTGGTTTAATGGCTGCTTCAAAGATTTTTTATAATATATTTAAAGAAAAAGGTGCACGATTCAACTGGCCCGATTTACATGTTTGGACTAAAGTATTACGTCCCAATCTTGGTAGAACATTTACTTCTATGGAAGAAATAGAAAGTGCACAAATACCAATACTTGTTGCTATAGGAACTGGACGTAATTCTTTAATTCCTGGTAGGGGGTCGAGAAACAATTTATTTAAAGTTACTAATAAGGGTGGGGAAGTCGGTTCTACGTTACCTTATTTTATTACCCATGATCAAGAAAGAAGTGGCCCCAGAACCAGTAAATTTAAATTTGATGCAAAAAGACAAAAGACTTTTAATCAAAATATGGCAAAAACTTCTGGTGGGGAACATAATAGTGATTATTATTTTTTAAAAAATCAAATGATTAAAGCAGACGGAAAAAATTTTACAAAACCAAGACGACAGGTTACTCCTGATAACAATGATATAAAACCTGGTGAAATGAATGATATTATCGGTGATATGGATAAAGAAACATCTGTTCAAATAGATAAGTTAGGTTTATACTAATGGCTGATTATGTTAAAACAGATCTTTTGGCTGGAATAGCAGCTGCTCTTTCTTCAAACCCAGCTCATTCATCTTGGGCAAATATTATTAGTGTATTAGATGAATCACCAACAATGAAAACATTACGATTAAATACAAGGGCCAATGGTTGTTTTATAGGTGTTCTTGATGATGGTGCAGATTTCGATACAGAGGGCACAATGTCTGAAATTTGGGATAATAATGTTTCTATTTTACATGTTGCTCCAAATACAGCTTGGAAAAGAAATTCTGCGTTATTAAGCATTAGTGAAATTGAAGATAATACCAGGGGATTATTGAAAAACAATACTTCTGTATACAGTGTTCCCGGTTTTATCTGGATTATACAAGCAAGAGTGATCACGTTACCCCCCGCTTTTACGATTCTTGAGGAATTATATGCTGATCCTCAATCGTCTAATTATAAAATGGGTGCGGTATCAATAAAATACAAGCTTAGACAACTAAGATAGGAGGATTGTCATGGCAGAAATTCTTGGAAGGCATACCATAGCGGGGGCCAAATTAGAATCAGTTAACGGAACTGCTGTTGCTGTTGGCGCTGGTAATGGTATTGAAATTAAAGATGGTTCGGGTGTGGGTCGTCAATTTACCATGAAGGTAAATGATGATATATTACGGCCACACCCAACACAAAGTTACAGCTCGATCGAACAATCAAAAAGTGGCCCAAAAACGGATCTTAATTACCGAGGTCTTGAACTACTTTTGGCTATTCTTTTTGGTGGTTCGGGTGTACCTTATGCTCATCCAGATGCTCATCCACAGGTTAAAATTACGAAATTTGTTCGAACAACTCTTGCCAGTGCTATGAGTTATGTTAATAGTTTGGGTGAAGGTGATCAAGTAGCAGATATTGTCCGTATGACTGAATTACGTGGTTGTCGGGTAAAATCATTATCTGTTTCTCAAGATAATCTTGAACGATGTGAATTGGAATGGTTACTTTGTGCGAAAGGAACTAAATATGATTCTACCACCAACACACCATCAACGGCTGGAAACATCACGATCGCAGACGTTATTTACCCCGGTAATATTGGCGTTTTTGAGCACCTGGATATTGCTTTGGCCCAGCAGGATCAATCAAATTTTAGTTTTGCTAATAATGAGATTGACGCCTCGAAATTGAAACTTGAGCTTGAATCGGGTATTTCGGATGATGCTGAAAAGAATAATTCCACTAAAGATGGTATGGTTCCTTCTGATATTGGTCGAACAATGGGAAAGATTAATCTTACATTTTTAAGGGATGATACAGCAACAGAAGTATTTCTTTCATTGTTACGATCAAAAAATAAATTAAAAATGAAAGCTCGGTATCAATCGGATAATGGTGTTCCTGGTTTAATTGCATCTGTTGGTTCTCCAAGTGAAGATATATCGGGGAGTAATAATACGGCGTTAGAATTCACATTTGAATTGTTTACCGATTATCCAAACGATGTAAGTGTTACCGAGGTATTGGAAATCGCATTATCGGTTGCTCTTCTTAATACTGGGGATTTGATTTCTGCAGCAATCCAAGCAGCGGTTCGAGCGTCAACCGCAACAGATGTTAGGTTCCAAAGATTATATGATAATTTCATTTGTAATTGGGATGATACCGTTGAAGATCAGTACGCATTATGGATTGCGACCGAAGATCTTGTAAATCTTACTTGTACTGTTCCAACAGTTCCTGACGATGATTTAGCTGATGAGCTTGAGCTTGATGCGGGGTCAAATATAGTATATGATACAGTTCCATATGCTCATATTTTACTTATGCCGGAAATGGTTTTTTCGCCACCTGATGAAGAGGTTGCATTAGAAGATAATAGCAAAGAATTAACCGGTGCTTTAATGGCTGGATATGGAGCCAACCCACCGGATGGATTTACAGTGCCAGATGATGATCTTTTGGATGCTGATTTTGACACGGAAGATATCAGATGGATTCAAATTGGTAGAAATACCAGTAACCCATTAGCATAAGGCTTGTAAGGATGGTGGTTATATCTCGTGTGACAAGTTTTATAGGCGGGTGCGGCGGTGCGATCCCGCTTGTCGTTACCTCTCGACATAGCATCCGCCTTATTTATAAGAGGCAATCGGAGAAGAAAAATGGTTGAAACAAAAGGTTTTGAAGTAGGTGAAACCCGTGAAGTTGAGATTGAAGATAGTGGGCATACAATGATGCATGTTTTTGATGTTGTGGTCATTGATGCTGCTATAGTCAATCAAAGGGCATCTGTTGTTAATGCTTGTTCCAAAGACATGAAAGGAAAATCAAGAGAAGAAAGGCAAGAAATATACACACTTGAAGCAGAAAAAATTGCGGCAAGCCAAACTCTTGATTTTTGGGATAAGTCGTGTATAAAAATTGAAGGTTATGTATTGAAAAAGGGATCTAAACGAAGTATAAGAGAATTAGTCCCGGCTGCACATAAGCTTGTTGCTATTACAGCAGTATTGAAGGAAAGAACCGCAATACTGGAATCGTTAAAAAACTAGATGAGCGGGTTCGGTCGTTTTTTCAAAGTCAAGTAGGACGATCCCGCTGCCCAGGAATTGAAAAATGTGCAAGAGTAAAGATGCGAAGAGGAGCACCCGGTTGGCCCCAATCATCATGTGCCAGATGTCCGGATAACCCAAAAAGTGATGATGAAGGAGTTGCACTTTTGGCTAAAAAAGAATATTGGTACGGAACATTAGGAATAGACCCATGGAGGTTTGGTGCTGGATTAGTTGAACTTGAATCGTTATATATTTTTCATTGTGAGAAAAAAGCTTTTGAACAGCAACAACAAAACAAAAAGAGGTAGAAGAAACATGTTAAGTAGTGGCTAAACCGATTAAAATCGTAATTGAGGCCGTTGATGATGCCAGTGATGTAATAACCAAGGTAGTAAATTCTCTTGGTGGTATCGGGATGATTCTTACTCCATTAGAATTAGCCTTTGATGCTGTTACTGGTGCCGCTAAAATAACTGGTATGGCACTTGAAACCATGGGTGCTGTTGGCGTTGCTTCTCTTGGTGCTGCTGTCGCTGTTGGTGTTGACTTTCAACAGTCTATGGCAAATGTTGTTAGTGTTACTGGTGAAGCTGGTGGTGCTTTAGAGAGTATGTCAGATGTGGCAAGGGAATGGGGTAAAGTAACTATTTTTTCTGCTACTGAATCAGCTAAAGCTATGTATTATCTTGCTAGTGCCGGTTTTGATGTCGAAGAAACAATTGGTGCATTAAAAGGAACAATACTTTTAGCTGGTGCAACCATGTCCGATTTATCTTTTACAGCAGGAACTGTAACTGCGGCCATTGTACAATTCGGTATGGGTGCTGACGATTCTGCACGTATAGCAAATGCTTTTGCAGCAGCTATATCTAAGAGTCAGTTAACCCTTGAACGATTGACTTTTGGTTTGAAGTATGTTGCCCCGGTTGCCCATAGTTTAGGGTGGTCATTAGAATACACTACGGCTGTGTTAGGTAAATTAAATGACGCTGGTATTCGTGGTGAAATGGCAGGAACTATGTTACGTTCGGCACTAGTTCGATTATTAAAACCCAGTAGACAAAATACCGAGGCTATGGCTGCATTAGGTCTTACTTTAGAAGATTTAAGTCCAGTTACCAATAGTTTTAGTGATATCGTTGATCGATTAGCTCAATCAGGCATGCAGGCGGATGATGCATTTAAAATGTTTGGCATTCGTGCTGCACCATCGATGTTAGCTCTAGCAAGAATTGGGGGTCATGCTCTTAATACATTAGCTGCTGATATTACTGGAACAAGTAAAGCCGCTGAAATGATGGAAATTCAAATTAATACTGTTTATGGCGGTTGGTTATTATTTATATCAGCATTAAAAGAAGTTGCTATCACTATATTTAATGAATTGGCTCCTTCAATTAAAGCTGTTTTGGATTGGTTAACTGAATTAGTTTTAAAAATAGCCGATTGGTTGAATTATCGTGCTGATATGATAGCTTGGGGAACAGTTATTGCAACTGTTTTTAGTTTAGTTGGTGGTGCTATATTAACATTTATTGGATTTTTTCCAATGTTAGCTATTGCTATATTTGCTTTTATGCCTGCTATAGCGGCCATCATTGCTGGTTTGGTGTTTTTAGGGATTGGTTTTCGAGTACTTTTAGAAGAAATCGGTGTTTTTAGGGAAAGTTGGGTCTGGACATTTACTACTATGTGGCAAACTGTTACGGCATGGGCTATAATTATATATGATGCTATAAAGAAATGGTGGGAAGAATGGATTCCGAAGATAATTGATACAATACTCTGGTTGGTTGATGAATGGGAAGCAGCCCATGGCAGTCTTTATAGTATTGCTATGAAATGGTGGAGTGATTTATATTTAGGTATACTTGAATATCTAGAAGGTGAAACTGGTTTATTAGGAGTGATTGGAGATATACTCGATACATTTATACAGGGTGATTGGGAAAAGGCGTGGGAAGACGTTAAAGAACTGGTATTAATAAAGTTTGATGAACTGTTGCTTCGACTAGGTATTTGGTGGAAAGATACTTTTGTTCCTATAATGACAAAATTAGTAGAATATTTAGGGATGATTATGATTCCTCTTTTTGTTGATTTAGGTTTTATGGCAGCTAAGGCTTTTTATACAGAATTTACACAGGCTATGTGGGAATTTTTTGGTGGTAGTGGTGATTTTCCGGATTGGTGGTCTGGTTTTGGTTCTAAATGGCGTGAAGAATTTGAAAAATTTAGAGGTGGTGGATTACCTGGTGGTGATGGTCCTCCTGGTGGCGGAGGTCAAGAATCCCAAGGTGGGTATATTCCTCCACCAATGATTTTTGGTGGTGGTGGTCAAGATAGAAGTTCTGGTGGCGGTAATAATATATTTAATAATAGTATTATACTTCCAAGAGGTACCACAGATGAACAAGCTAAAATGTTAATGAGAAAATTTCAAGAAATGTGGCAAACAAATGCTATATAGGAGGTAATAATGGCGGCAGACGGACATGTGTTTACAGATTCAGAAAAAATAGAAACGGGTCTTCCGAGATTGTTGTGCTCATCAGATGATGCATTTCTATTACCAATATTTAAAACAGCAATTCTAACACCTGGTGTATCACCAACCATTACTGATAACAATGGATTTACTGATGTTATCACCCGAAATGCAGAGGGTGATTATACATTAAATTATGACGGAGCGTTTACTGTTGATCCTGTTGTCTTGGGAAGCGTGGTTGACAATAATAATGGGGATTGGGTTTTTCACCAAGAAACAGTTGGGGATTATAAAACCCAATGTCGTATCCATATCACAAAAAATGGAAACTTAGACGACTCTACATTAGTTCACATTCTTGTGGTAGGAAAATAAATTATGAAAGGGAGAAGAAATGAAATGGTTAATTTATTTTTTAATTTTAGCAGGAAGTTATATTATGCCTAACCCATATCTTAAACTACCAATACATTCTATTTGTTTTGATCATGCGGGAACGGAATTGCAACATGATGGTTGGTATATTCTTGAATGGCTTAGACGATTATATATACCAAATGGTAGTTTTGAAGAATATGATGCTGGCGATTTCGCCCATTGGACAAAAACTATAAATGGAAATGGAACATTATCTCAAGATGCTGATTCATATTTTGGTGATCATGCGGCAAAGTTTGATTTATGGGGCTGGCCAGCAGAGATTTTTCTTAGAACAACCGACCTTATGGTGATTAATCGAAATCTGCAATATACATTATCAATGTATTATAAGACAACGGTAAGTGCGCTTGCTTATATTCGTCAATATGATTCAAGTGATGTTTATATATCAGGAGCAGATATTCTTCTCGAACTAAATACTGCAGGATCCTATACCCAAGCAAATTTAGTTATTAATCCATCTGATTTTCATATTGATTGTGTAAAAGTTATGGTTAGTCTTGAAACTGTTGCACCAACAACAGTTATGTATATTGATGGAGTTATCCTAACAACATATAATCCAAATGATATTGTTGATTGGGATGAATTTAATCAACTTTATAATGATGATATTGAGACATTTACTTTCGATGAAGAAGCACCATTACTTGGTTCTAAATTTCAAGGGGGCGATGATCCCTCTTTAATTGAACGGTCAGAAGATGGGGAATTAGTATCTGAATTAAAACGGTACCCACTCCAAGATATGACTATTAAGACAAGATTATACTCAAAAGCAGCGATTCGACAATTACGAAGATTTCATGCAAAGGTTCGTCATCTTCCGTTTATATATGTTGATGAAGACAGTATTGAAACAGACGTAATTTGGCGTGGGTCATGTCCTAATCCACCTACATCAAAAGATACTGGTGTTTATGTGGTTATAATACCTCTTGAATATAGGTACATAACAGAAGGGGCTTAATGGAAAGTATAACCCAAGGACTTTTAGCTGAAATAAATAAAAGTTTTATATCTAAAGAAAATTGGTATCTTGAAATAGATTCAAATCAACTCGGAACATTGAAGTTATGTTTTCCTGGTCAAGAATCTAAAATCGGTGATTCAGATGTACGTCCATGGTTAAAACGAATTGAAAATCTTACCGATGGTGAAGATCAATCAAACACAATCGATTTTATATTAGTCAGAAAAGCTGAAATTCGAGTAATGAATGAACCTCTTGAGAATCATATCTGTAGAATTTATAGGTATAGAGCATCTTGGGAACAGCGTCAATTAACACGGGTTGGTTATGTTTGGTCTAACCAAGATACTACTGAAAATGTCAATGAGTTTTATTACAAAGTTGTTAGTAATCTTTCATTAGCAATTGAAGGTGAAGTTCCTGATCGAAGATTTGAGATTTCTTTAAATCAATACTTGCAATTACCAGAACATCTTATTGGCAATGCTATTCCACTTGGTCTAGGATATGTAAAAGGTTGGACTCCCCCATTAATTAAAGCAGGTGGTTGGGGGTATCTGGCACAGGACATGGTTGCTTTCGATTCAAGGGAATTTAGTGGAGCAATTCCAATAGATGGTTATCGCGGTCAAACTTTTTCTGTTCAAAATTTAAAACAGGGTAATTTGGCTGAAGAGCTAACTGCAGCACAAACATACGCGAAAATTAATAGTCCCCCGACCCATTATATTCAAGATGAAGGAACTGGATATGCCGTACTTAAAAAAGAGGATGAAGGCGATCCTGTTTATGAATTAATCAAAGTAATGGATGCGAATCAAACAGGTGGTAATTGGTTGGATCCTATATATCGTTCTATAATCCAAAATGGGTATTTTCATGAACCATCCGATTTTCCAAATAATGCTATAATAATTGTTGTTGGTGTAATTCAAATTGATGATGAGATTCTTTTATATAAACATGCAAATGGAGATGGGTTGTTTGATATCCTTGGAGGTATTAATAAACCACCACAACCACATTATGCTGGAGCTTTAGTAAGAGAATTCATGCCGGTTTATCGGTGGTTAATATCAAGTCGTCGTTTATTAAATAATAGTCTTCGAGTTAGTGATGTAAAATTTTATCTTAGTGGAGTTGATGCTTTAGTTCAAAATCCATTTGGGGATATTGAAGTTGATGATAATAATCCAAATATTGAACCTGGCCATCGAGTTGGGACAATAACCGTTTTTTCTGTATATGGAGCAAATGCTGTAGCAATAAATAATCATTCTACTCCAGGAACAATAGGTTATGAATTGCTTAATATGAATGAACCTGTAACAATAGAAGATGATGATTTTAATCAATGGTCAGATGCACCATTAGCAATAGATGAAATTACGGTTGATCCCATGGAAGGAGATATTCCAGAAACATTTGCTAAACATGAAGGACTATCAACTGAACCTACATTGTTTCAAGGAGGACAAACCAGAATTACATCTGGTTTTATTAGTCCACCATACGGGTCGCCTTTTTGGGCAACAAATCCTTTAAATGCATCAGATGGTGATGTTGATACTTGGGCGAGAATTTACGCTGCTGCTCAAGCACCTGGTTTCCCTAATTATTGTGAACTGATGAATTATTTTAGGTATCATACTGTAGGAAATGCAGCAAATATTACTAAAGTTACGGTTGCTACAATAGCTACATGGTTAATGCCAGCTATGCCAGGGGCAGCGGTGTGGCTTCGGTATAACGGGATTGAAGAAATTTTAATTCAAGTTCCATCAATGCAATGGGTTACTCGAGTTATTTTCGATTTTCATGGTGGAATCAATGTCGAGATGGCAGATTATTTTAGAAACGCAGCTTTATATTATGATTGGGGTGATCCTATTAAAATAGATTTTCATGCTCCAAGTATAATAAACGATTGGGAAAAAGCATTCGGTATGAATGATATTGTACTATATATCGAACGTGCGGATGGTACTTCGAAATTAATGTTTGCTAATGGTGATGATCCAATTAATAATCTTGAACATGTTGAATTTCTAAGACATCATGTTTATCTATCTGAAGGAGTCTGGAGGTTGACTTATGATGAAGGTGGGGATCTTGAGATTGAGGATACTATCACTGGGGGTCAAGGATGGCAAATTTTAAATACTTTGGCTGGCCCATTACAACATGTAGATGATACAAAAAAAGAATTTCGAGTTCAGAAATTAGATGCATCTAATGATGGTAAAGTATATGAAGCAAAAATGGTATTACATATGGGTGCATCTGGGGAGTGGTCAGATTTAGGCAAAGCTTATGATGGGAATTCATCAACTTTTGCTTCATATTTTGCAGCAACAGGAGCAACTGATTATGCAGAATTTAATAATAATTCACCAATATCTTCTCCTGATTCAATAGTAAAAGTTCGAATTAAAATTAAAACACAAGGTATCATGTCTGTTGATACAAAAATCGGAATAGAAGTAGCCGGTGGAAACCATATAGATGTTGATACTTGGTACACGCTCCCGTATTCAGGTGTTTATACTGCCTATATAGATGTTACGAGTTCGTCTGATGGACCTGGGCCAGATAGTTGGGAATGGATTGATTTTACTAATCTTTCAATTTATTTAAAGTTTACTGGCGATGATGGTCAACAAATGAAAATATTCGAACTTTCTTGGGACATTGTTACTGGATCATCTCACATTGACCCAATGTCAACCCCTGTTGTTTTAGATTTTAAAGGAACGCCAGATGAATGGTGGGGTGAATATGGTGGGGATTTAATACAAAATCCAGCTTATGTATATAAATTAATGTTGTTAGAAATAAAACAAATGTCAATAGAAAAATTAAATTTACCCGCATTTGATACATTGGTTACTCATTTTAATAACCTTTGTGTTGGCAGGGCAAAAGCAGCGGGGGTTATTCATACCGTAGAACAAGCTGATCTTTGGTTGAAGAAATTTCGTGATGAATTTAATTTTATTGTTATCGATGATAAGGGTAAATTAACACCAAAAGCATTTCCATCTTTAAATGATGATGCAGTTGCTATATTAGATTTATCAAACATTATCCCGGATACATTTAGGCGCAAAAGAACTGGTATGGAAGAAGTTTGTAATTTTCCTATAGCTCATTATGCCCCGAAATATTATAATTCGGATCGAAATAAAACCATTATTTTTACTACTCATCTTGAACAATTACCTTTAATTCAAAAACAATGGCCAAATCCTTTTAATCTCTCATACACTGATGAAAAACTTCAAAAGCAGTGGAAAAATACGTTAGATATCGAAGACATGACTGGTCCTGATGTTGAAGGAAATGATTGGGGACCATATTGGGATTTGGCATATGCATCTTTTCTCGGCTACAATGAACGATGGTTTAAAAGAGCATTTACTTATGATTTTGTTTTTGATGCTGAAACAGCCCGCGCATTAATAGCGAATAAAATCCCTCGATTCGCAACACAAAGATGGCAGTTTGGTTGTCATCTTAGGCCCATTCCCGGTGAATTACTATCAAAATATGATGTAGTATGGGTTGCTCATCCTTATATACCAAGAATCCCTGGCTTGTGTCAAGTTGCTGGAACTTATCCTGGTGGTCACTATTTTAAAGTAAAATGTGTCATATTAAGTATTAAACCAGTTAGTTCTACAAGACGAGCAGTTGAACTAGAGGTATTAAAAGCATGAAAAAAGTTTTTGTATTATTAATATTGTTATACACTATCCCGGTTTTTTCCCAAACAGCAACACCTCTTTGGTATCAACCATATGCCTTTACCCCGGTTGCCGGTTCTGTAGATTCAGGTGATGTTGCTGATTTGCGGACGGATAATGCAACTCGATTAGTTATCCAAGAAACCGGTTCAACTCCAGTTCCGGGAACTACAACGCCAGGATCAGATTTTGTTTATATTTGGACTGGTGTAACTAACTATAATTCTTTAGTTTCAATCAATGGGTATTATGATGGATCAGCAGGTCACTATTATGAAGTTCAATTTTTTAACTGGAATGATCGTAGTTGGTATGATTGTAATGATACTCTTCATGATATTGCCTTAGAGACAGAAGACCAGGATTATGAATTTGAAGCACCTGTTCCTAGATCGGCTTATATTAGTGGAAATGATGAAATGCGAGTTCGAATTTATTTACCATTTAACGGATCGACAGCTCATTATCTGAGATTAGATCAAATGATTTTAGTTACTATGACACCGACTGATACACCAACTCTCACCCCAACACCTACAAATACACAAACCTCTACTCCAACAGGAGCATCTACATATACACCAACCAACACCCCGACACCATCTTTGACCCCAACACCTACAAATACTCCGACAGATAGTCCCTGTAAAGTTTGGCGATATAATAGTGATCGGTATCAAGTTCCTTTTGGACCGTATAAGATTGAAAATATTCAAAGAGGGTTTAATCGACACTGGACAAATAGTCGAGCGATTACAGAATGTTCTACTGAACACCCATCTTTGTGGGGTAATATGTTTTATGGAGTAGAACAAGCATCTGCCCCAGACACACCACCATCAGGATATTTCGTTATCTATGGAAAAGATGATCAGACTTACCATTTATTAGATGATCTCGGAACGGATTTTACTATCATGGGAACTGGAGGAGATCACGGTGGCCTTGGGGGACTTGGAGATCAGGTCGATCATGCTTGGGCGTTAACTATCGATGGAACCAGAGGATTATCAGGTCATTGGGACGCAGGAGCTTTTAATATCACTGCTGCTGATATTCGTGCTGACGGAAATACTTATACAAATTATGATGGACCAGATGGAACCTCGTATCATTATTGGCACGAAGGTAGTTCACCTACAGGAGTATATTTGGCGTGGGATAATTTTTTAAATCAGCATTTATTTAGTGGAAGTCTAAAGGTAAATTCATCTTTGTCCGCAGGCACGATTAGCACAAATGCAAATTATATTATGTCTAATACTAATCTTCGAGCAAAAGAAGATGTATATGCATATTATGGATCAGCTTTAGATTGGGATTCTTATTATTATAATTTTGAGAATGCCAGTAGTACAGGTGCATATGTTATGTGGGATGATTCAGAATCATTTCATCGTTCAAGCCATTCCTTTGCGTTTAATGGCAATAATTTATATCAAAATTGGGATGGGGCAGATGGTGATCAATATCATTATTGGTATGATGGATCATCTCCTACTGGTCAGTATGATATGTGGGATGATTCCCCTGGCGAATTCGTACATTCTGGTCCGCGTCATTTCTTGGGAAGCATTACTTCTGATGGAACTATTTCTGATGGAACTGCAAGTTTAGTTGGAGGAGCGATTTCTGGAATAAATTCGTTTAACGGATCAGCAACTAATATTCTGGGTTCAGAAATGGAAACATTAACCGATACGTCGAATGCAGATGCTTTACACGACCATACCGGAGCATCATTATCTAATATCGATATTGGGGATGATACTAATTTGACTGAGGGTCCGGGAATAGATGTCACGGGGGATATCGTTTCGTTGGATATCTCATCTTTGGATTCTCGGGCTGTTTCACCTGGTGATTGGTTTGGTTATAGTGACGCTGATGGGGCAGCAGGGGATCATGACAAAGCCACTTTCGCGACAATAGAATCCACATTGTCTCATGATGCTTTGGCAAATTTTGTTGCTGCGGAACATTATGATTGGACTTCTGAATCTCACGATTTTTCTACATCCGGAAGTGGAACTTTCGGGGATGCCGTGGATTTTGAAACTGCAACCTTAGCTGCAGCAGGACCAACAGACAATTATGATGTAACGGGAATTAATGTTCTGTTTTTAAATTGTATGATGAATAACGTAACAATTGGTGGTTTTGTCGGGGGAATCGATGGTCAAGTCTTATGTATTGCTATCAGTAATACTGGTATGATGACTTCTGCCATATTGGAATATGGTGAAGCTCACGGCAACCAGAAAATATATTTAAATGGATCTGCCGATCAAACAATTACAAGCACTTTTGGTGGGTGGGTTCTGGCATGCAATGGTACGAATTGGTATGAGGTCGGACCGTAAAATGGTAAAGAAAATATAATTTGATAATTAAAAGGAGAATCTAATGGCAGATAACGAATGCAAACCAGAATGTCAATTTATTGATCCACAATCTGAGTTCTGGAAAGAATGGCGAGAGGTTCATGGTGCAATATTGAAAATTGATCTTGCAGTTCGCGGAAATGGAAACGAAGGACTGAAGGATCGTATTCAGAGAATTGAAGAACGGAAGAAATTAAATCCCGCGTATATCAGAATGTCAATGTCATGCGGAGTTGTATTAGTTGGAATGGCAGCTATGGTATTTATGACAGCTGTTCCAGTTTCTATTAATTATTTGACATACGGAGCAGCTGCCTTTCTTTTTGGCGACTCCGTTTTTACTTCTCTTAAATCACCGAAGGGGTAATATTATGAGTAAATTCCCAATTTTCTTAAGAAGTCCTAATGATGATACTGGCTTATCGCTTGGTCAAATTAGTGTCTTATTTATTGTATTTGGATGTTTTATTTTTCTGATAGCATTTGCGGGTTGTGCTTCTCTCGGAAAATTAATGGATGGCAAATCAGAACTCAGCTTGAATGATATTATTAAAACAGGAGAAAAAATTAATGATTTGCGATCTGGGAACATCGATTTAGAAGACTTAGAGTTGTTGAAAGAGGGATATGAGGCGATTACTGGCAAAACCATTAATCTTCCAAGTCAAAATATGACTGAATTAGATTCTGGGGGAAAGAAATTTCAACCCAACCCAATATTTAACCAGCCAATTTATTCTATGGATGATTGTCGCAAAGGGGTTGCTTTCGTGAAACTTGAAAATATACCCATTATGACCGAAGCGAATAAAGACGAGATTAATAAGTCGATGTTCTTTAATTTTGAGAGCAAAGATGGGTCGTGTATGATTGCAATATTTCATCGGTATCTTCAACCCGGATATCCATATGGCGAATGGTGGCCTACCTGGAGAGTTGAAGCCGGTAAATGTCCATGTGTAAAAGAATGGCATATTTTTGATTCCGATCCATTACCCGGTACAACAGCAGTATTTCGTATTCAATGGGAAGAAAATATGGTGAAGGTAAAGCATATGGGAACTGGTGATGTTCAGATATTATGGTTAGATAATAACATGGCTGTTACTAATAAGATTACCCGTGATGTTGATTGCTGGTCTACAGAATGGTTTTCAACTTGTGATTACTCGCGGGAAGGCTGGACCTGTTATCAGGAAGGAAGTCCAACAAGCTGTCAACGGTAATATAATTGGGGTTAGAGTCTCCCTACTAAGGCCATAAGGCTAAAGTAAAAAACTCTTCTTTCTTCTCCCCCCATTCGCCCCCGACTGACCATCGGGGGCATTTTCATATAAAAACCCCGACAATCACTGGCTGTTTTTGCCGGGGCTTATCTCAACGTGTTTAATTTTTAGGCAATTTAATAACTTACGCCCATAATAATCACCCCTTTCTATGAATAGGCCAGTTATCGACAGCATACTTACCGATTAAAATGGCCGCTGCAATATTGTGATCATGAATTTTTTGATCTGCTAATTTTGATGCCACTACGATACTTTTGTTTCGTATAATAGTTGAATTTGGAAATGATTTCAGATTAAGCGTCTTTTTCATCCAGTTCAACGGGTTAATTCCGTCACTGTGATAAATAAGCCATCTGTTCATAAAAAATGCGTGTTGAAGTCGCCCATGCATTCTGGTTAAAGCCAGTATCGATCGATAGTTATCTTGTGCGGTTTTTCCTGGGTCATAAAACCCAGTTCCTTTACATTGTTCGCATTTTTTAATATAAGCATCAGTGTTGTCGATAATACCATGTTTAGCCATTAGTTTATATATATCATACGGGGTTTTTGCTACTTCACCTTCTAATTCAAACTCTTTAATTATTTCAAATCCAGAATTCTTGCAAATTGGGCATTTTTTGTATCTTGATTTTGGGGAGGCAATATACTGTCCTTCACAAGCGAAAATATGTAATCCAGCCGGATAATCTCGCATTATATCTTTTATTCTCATGTTTAAATCCAACCAGAACGCTTGTTTATTGGCCCCTTTATCTCTCCACCAATCAACCAGCCTTTTATTTTCTCCTTCACTAACCCAAATACAAAAGGCCGGTTTGGCGCATTCTGGATCGCAGCCAACCATAACAAAAGTATTTAATTCTTGATCTAATTTATCAAGATGTTTTGTCATATCCATTATTTATCTCCTGTTTTAAGTTAACTATTATTGAAATCCCTATAAAATCAGGTGTTTCAATCATTTTTGGATTATTTCCATTAGGATCATGAACAACTAGAAGATAATGGTTGTCTTTTCTTTGTCCCTGAACCACAACCGCATGGAGTATTCCTTTAAAATTAGATGATGGAATTGCTGCAATTGCATAAAATCCGTCTGGGATATAGGGTACTTCACCACTCAATAATGAGACATCTGATAACCCCAAATTTCCTTTAGAATAATCTCTTAACCAATCATCATAATTATGACACCAATTATCTCCATGAAAGATCGGGACATTTTTTAACGGAATCTCTAGAATAGATGCTAAACATGCAGGATAGCAATTTCCTGATATTTTTGTGAAGTCTGTTTGGAATACTGGTTTCATTTTACAACTCCTATAGGTATTTGGTTAACTCACACTCCCGACATTTTACTTTTAGTCTTATATCATTTACTTTTTGAACTGTCTTCCACCGGGTGTGAGGGCATTTTCTCTGTGTCCGAGCTTTTAGTGGGTTGAATAACGTCAATTTCTTCATTATCTATCTCCTTTAATCTATCTCGAATAATTCCACATGTTTCTAATGCGGCATCAAATACTTCCATGGTTTCTTCAATGGACTTAGCCAATGTCTTAAGACTTTCTTGTAACAATCGTGTGTCTATCTTTATATAAATTTCTGCTTTTGGCATATTACACATCACATTTCTTGCCATGTCTAAATGGTCTATTTTTATTTGTAAACATCTTATTCATTATTTCTGCTTCAAGATTCATACCTGTTGTTGCTGCGATATCAAGAATTCTAATAATTATATCTGCTATTTCTTCTGAAAAATTTTCAAAATCCCCTTTTCTAACAGCCTCAGCAGCCTCTGATACTTCAGAATGAACAAGACAAAGTTTTGCCAGCATTTCAGTTTTACTCGGACTTGAATCAATTTCTTGTGGGGTATGGAATCCTTTTTCGATTCTATTAATCATTATTTCTCTTGCTATTGTTTTAATGTCCATATTTTACCTCCTTAAAATGGATTTTCTGGTTCCTTTGGTTCTATTTTAATAGTATCGAGTCCTCCCTCTGGAACCTCAAGATACCAAACTTGTATTACTTTTGCACCTGATCTTACTTTTTTGTGCCTACAAATATTTCTTAATATAGTCCATAGATCAGATATTTTAGGTATTTGAATTTTTTGATGGCGTAGAAATGTAGCGAATATCGAAGATCTAAACATTATCATCTTTTTTCCATCTTCTTTTACTATTATGGGTGCAAACATAAGTGATGATTTTGATTCAGTAGGTGCAGCTGTTTTTATAAAATCTTCTAATGCGCAAAATATTTGTCCTTTTGGACTTGCATCTTCAGGGGCATCAACCAGAACCACGGTTTCAGATTTTTCTCTAATCATATTTAACCATGATTCATTTTTTATTAATGGAAGAACAATAGTCAATCTATCCATACATAACATTCTCATTCTTCTATAGTCAAATAAATCTTCTGTCGCACATTCAATCTTTTTTCCTTTTACTTCTATTACCCATCTGGGTGGATCAGTTTGTATTTTATGCAGTGGTCCCAACATAAATTCTTGGGTATCCATCGTGTCTATACCATATTTACATTTTTTACATTCAATCGGATCACAAAGTTTTTGAATTGGGTCTTCTTTGCATTTGTACCAATAATCTTTTTTCCTCAACATATTTAATATATTACCGACTTCGCCGTGTTGAAGAGGTGGATCACACAATTTGTAATTTATTTTAAATAACTTATCTTCCCATCTATCTGGATATTTCTTTTTTAAAAATACACCGATGTTAAATAATGCTATATTTCTGAATTCTGAAATTTTACTGGTAACAAGGATAGTCAGACACGGTGGCATTTCACTATCCGATATAGCTACTTTGTATACTGATTTTGATATGGATTCTGCTCTATCCAAAAATTCACTTAATTCCAATTTTCCTTTTTTATTTATTGCGTATCGCTGGTCGCCAAAATAAGGAAGATTTATCCATGCGGAGGTTGGATCTGACTCTAATACTTTGTCCTTTTTCGGATAAATTTCTTTCGATCTAAAACTAAGCATTTGAGACCATTTAAATAGTCTAATTCTCATTTCCCTGGCTGTTGTCGAATCTTTTGAAAAAGTATATAGATGGGCACCCCCACTTTTACTTCTACATGCTACTAAAGGTAAATTTTGTGTTTCCTTTAATATTTTTCTCCATTCAGCTATAGTTAATGGTTTGTCTCTTTTATGATGATCATCAATATCAATAACCCCAAAAAAGCACCGACTCTGTTTTGTTATGGGTATAATCCCTATTCCAATATTCCCATTCAAATGACGAGTCCATGCTTTTTTGGGGGGCTTACCATTTATAGTTGCGTGACCTTTTTGGGGGTCAAAATAACCATACTGGGTATCATTCCCTTTAAACAATTTTACAAATCGTATTAGTGTCTTATCGTTCATATACTCCACATATCTAGTATGCTCATAGTTAAACCAGGAAGATTTATAAATGTGTTTATGTCATTACGTTCTTTTGAAAGCAATTCAAACTCTTTTTCAAGTTTCATTATCTTATCTTTAAGATATCTAATTGCTTTTATAGATTTACTACCAATACCATATCTACTAAGATATACTGCAGCTTCTGAAAGATCAGCAAGTTTGCATATTAATTCATTTAATCGTGTTTTACTAAGATATTTACATAAATATCTGTATTCGTGCCAATCATCCTCTTGTAATTCTTTTGGGCATGGCTTAAAACACTCGTCTTTTATTGTGGATGGAATATCACCGGTTAAAACTTCCGGTAAATCATGATAAAAAAGGTATTGCCAAATTACAGTTAAATTTTTCTTTTGGTCGTCATCTTTGCGATATATTCTTTCGACAAGATGCTTGGCTATAGCCATTGTTCGGTATGTGTGTTCTGCTACATTTTGTGGTCGTGATACATCGATAATTCCCCACCTGGGAATTGAGTGCAAATAAAGACACTCTTTTAACAGTTTCATGGTTTTTTCCTTGTTATGTAGTATTCATTTTCGGGTAAAGGTGTTACTTTATAAACACCTGCACAATTTTTTAATGATCCACCTTTGATGCTCATTGTTATATAGTTGTATAAAAATTCATATTCACCACAAGTCTTTTTTGATATTCGACTTCTAGTTAAATCATTGTGTGCCATTCTTTTTGCCCTATCTATTGTGCTGTTTATAAAAACCAACATATATGGATTGCCATATCTTTCAGACATTAATGTAACGTAGGCAAGTTGTTCTTTATCTCTTGGGACTCCATCTATAAGATAAACAAATTGGGTTGGTGAATCAACAACAACAGTTTTGATTATCTGAAATACTAATTGGTTAAATCGTTTTGGGTTATCTTGTCCGAGTTCAACATTAGGTGACATGTTTCTTATAGCTTGTCCAATTTTAACATTATGAGCGTCCATATGTCGTGCTTGTAATAACCCAGTCGCATGGTCACAAAAAGTTGTTTTACCTGATGCTGCTATCCCAAAGACAAGAATACTTAATGATTGAGATGTTTTATCTAACACACTTCTTACATGTTTAGCAAAATCTTCCATATTTACTCCTACGGTATAAAGCTAATTATATCTTTCGGTTTGGGGCCATATCCAAACCATTTTAGAATGGTTACTTGACCGTTTTCTGATCCCACTGTTTTTATATCTCTGTGCATTGTGGCTATAAGATCTTTCATTTGCGGTCCTTCAAGATAATTCATGAAGTTAAGAAATATCCAATCAGGTTCGATGGTTCTTAACATTTTGAGAAATCCTGATGATGACCACGAAAATATTCTTCGAATTTTGCCCGTAACAGTAGTAGTTTCTGGTTCGACTCCAAATTTCTTAAAACCTTCCCAGCTTAACTCTACTTGATCATTATATACGTCACCGCTATAACCAATCATTTTTCCATTTTTATCATACGCATTACCGACTCTGATCGGATATGTTCTGCAAACTGCTATAACTAAATCCAAGTATGAAATTGGAATAGCGCAGTCAGATAATACTTGAGCTGGTGTAATATCACGTGACGTACAATGTGGGTAATGGGAACCGGTATTTATCCCGAGTTCAAATCCTTGGGCTGATTCAATTTGGATTTTAGTAGCTTCATTTAATAAAAGTTGCCATGTTGCATGATCTACAGTACTGTCACAAAGATTATAATCATCTCGTGCCACGCCCCCGGTTCTGAGGATCTTGTCGACCACTGCTGCCCCTGTCCCCTTACAAGTCGATGAGATACACGTGAGAAGCTCTTCTTCTTTCTTGCGATGCTCTGGTAATACAATCGCTGCTCGTTCGTGGATGAAAAGATTCTTATTTTCCATTAAATCCCAATATTCGGCAAGTTCTTGGGTTAATTTTTCAGGATCGATTATGGCTCCTGGTCCGATCATAACATTTTTGACTGAATCTCCAATTATACCGGTCGGAAGCTGACATGTAACTACTTTTCTTCCATCATCGGTGATAACAGTATGACCAGCATTGGGGCCAAAATTACATACCAACGTATCTGGTTTATATTTATCAACAAGATATCCGCACAACAACCCTTTTCCTGTGCTCCCCCATTGGCCATCAATAATCATATAAGCTTTCTTCATTTAATCCTTCCTTTCAAGATATCTGGAATAGTTTGTTTTAAATCTTGTATACTATTAAGTATGTTTTCTGATATGGGACTTGTTAATATACTAATAATTTTATTTGCTAATTCCGTATCTTCATGCTGAGTAACAGCTATTGCTATTAAGTATGTTTTCGCTCTTTCAAGTGATCGTATTGTATTATTTACTTTGTCATACACTATATATTTTTGAAGTTGGAATCTGGTGTCTCTCAGTTTTTCTTCTAATATAATGATTTCAGCATTTTCAATTTCTTTACACATATTATTTTCTCTTAACTACCAGCTTTATGCCAATTTTTACCAGATCCCACATCAGCCAAAATTGGTATAGTAAGTTCCGGAATATTTTCCATAATAATCTTAATCTTTCGTTTAAAATCATTCGTTGTTTCCTTAGGACAGCTAAAATTAAATTCATCGTGAACAGTTAAGTTCATTTTAGCCCCGTAGTTTTTGGCCTCTCTGTTTAATTCAACTAGCTTTTTCTTCATTAAATCAGCTGCTGAAGATTGAAATAATAATCCCCCCGCTTTATATACTTTTGATCGGTCGGGAAATCTTATATATCTACCCAATAAACTTTTTATATACCCCCGGTTTCTTGCGACTCCAGACGCTCTTTTAAGAAGAGCTTTAGAAGAGGGGAGGTTCCGGTGATACTGATTGAATAATACCATGGCTTCTGCACCCGCTCTTTCACCAACTGGAGTTTGTATGGTCGGTAGATTGAGTTCTTTTGCCAAAGCAGTATTGCCCATACCAAAGATGAGTCCGAGATTGATTTGTTTTGCCTTCCATCGACTAACACCAGTAAGATCGGACACAACTTGATGGTAGTCAAGCTTTGGGTTTTGCTGATATCGGTATTTAATTTCTTCGTCGTCAGCAAAGTGGGCGAAAATTCTAAATTCGAACTGTTCCCAATCTGCTGATATCCAATTATGTCTTTCATTATCGGGAATGAATAGGCTTCGAATAATTTTACAAGCTTTGCGCTTGTCACTATCATCTGCTCGTTTGGGATTTGGGATTTGCTGCATGTTTGGGCCACTTGATGAGAGTCTCCCAGTTTTTGTACCATAATCATCTCCCCTCATTTGATTAAAATTAGTATATATTCTACCATTAATATTTTTTTCTGGAACTGAGACCATAAAAGTCTCATATAATTTTCTGGCTGATCTTAAATTTAGTACTACTTTACAAAATGGGTGTGGATGGATTTTTAAGAAATCTTTAGTAAATGATGTTCTTTCCGGTAGTTTTAATCTTTTCCACGCCTCTTGCATTTGTTTATTACTAGAGACATTAAGTTCAAATCCAATCATTTTTTCTAATTTTGATTGCAATTGGTCGACGTAAATTTTCTGGTTCACCTTTATTTTTTCTATATTTTGTATATCAATTCGTATACCAGTTCTTTCAAGTTCAACCAAGGTTTTTATCACTTTAAATTCAAGCTGGGTTATATTTTTTAATCCATTAAGGTTTTGTCGTTTAAATATTTCTGCTGTAGCTACCGCATCTTGAATCGCATATTTGGCAATATCTTCAGTTGTTAAATCCAGTAAAGTTTTGCCCTCTTTAATCAAATCTTTTATATTAAATAATTTTCCTGGCACATCATATTTTTTAGCTAATGAGTCTAATTTATATGATTTAAGATGTTCATCAATTAAAGCTTCTGCGATAAATGTATCATATATTTTTAATTTATATAATTCATCTGTTTGGATAACCCCGGCTTGTAACAACATATGAAGATCAAATTTTGCATTTTGCATAATAATACGTTTGGAATGAAACATCGATGCTCTTAACCATTCATTATGTTCTGGCATAGTTACATATAATTTAATTGGTCGAGATAGAGATACCACGGAACAACCAAAAGGATAATCTGTCATATAATTTAACCCGGTTGTTTCAGTATCTATAACTATAACATCGTGTCCAATCGGTTGAGACAGACTATCATACTTTTTCCCTTGATCATCAATTATCATCGGTCAAGATATTTCAGTTGGGCCGGTGTATTTTTATGTAGCATTGGTTTGAATTTCTTTACCATACAATCTGAACAAACAAGTAACACTTCACGAAAACCACAAACTTCTTTGCCATCGATAAAAAACGAATCGGCTGAAATCGTTACTTTTGCGGGTTTTATAACCTCTTTCCCACAAAAATCGCATCCATCAACTTCAACTACTTTTCTTTTTGATAATTTCATTCTAACCCCCCAGGATTTTGTGTTAAATTTTCGCATAAGCATAATGCTTGTTGTTCATTAAATCCTTCTTTTATTAAAGCATCATATCCGGCTTTTCTGAGTTGTGCCATAATCTTAACAAATTCAAGAATCATAGGTAATTCCTTTTTCATCCTTGCTACAGCTATTTGCATATCTTGGTTTGATAATTCTTTATAATCGAAATCAGTCATTTAACATCCCTCATATGGTATTCTATGGTTTTCTGTGTGAGATGAATTAAACAAATTAATAAAAAGTGCAGATCTCCATATGGGTCGAACTTTAATAAATGCATTATGTTTAATGGCATCAGAAACTGTTTTGATATAAGATCCTCCTCCGCCAGCATGCATTACATGTTGAGAATCAATCATAAAACCAACATGATATGCTTTATTATTAGTGTTAACACGAAAAGCTAAACATCCAGAAAAGGGGTTATTTATCTTATAAAGATCATACCATTCTCGATACATATCATCTGCAGTTAAATCATGTGTTGAACTAATTACGCCCACGGATTGCAAGATTTCAAGAACAAAACCGGAACAATCGAAACCAGATGGATCATCGCCACCCCAAAGATAAAATCGCCCATAATGTTTCCATGCTATTTTTAATGCTAAATCAAGCTTGTTCCCCATCGGTTATCTCCCATAATTTATATTTTTTGCCCACTATATCGGATACTTGTAAATCATCGTTTAAAAGAGTGGCCCCTTTTTCCCAAGTTATTTCAACTTCAGGCGCGATTCTGAGCTTTTCTTTTAAATATTCTATCTTTTTTTCAAGATCTTTGGCATAATCAGGATTGACCAATTGTCTACCAACATCACCTTTTCTTACTCTCCA